AAGAAAATCCTGTTTGCGTTGGCAGAAGGCATTATCAAGATGGAGAACAGCAATCAGCAACCCTATCCAGAGGCAACGTTTGAGAAAGCGTTTGAGCTTTTATGAAATGGAAAGTTAAAGCTGTTGCAGTAGTAGTCGGTATCGTTCTGATTGGCTCGGCTGCATATTCCATCTATTCAGTGTATGCGGAAAATGGGCGGCTCACTCGCGAGAAAAATTCACTGACTACTCAGCTATCAGAGAAAAACGCCATCATCACCAATCAGCAAGAGCGAATTACATATCTTGCTGAACTCGATACCAAACACACTCAGGTACTCGCCAATGACAAAGCTAAAATTGACACTCTTCGGGCTGATGTTGCCGCTGCTCGTCGCAAGCTGCGTGTCCAAGCCGTCTGTCCCGTGCATGAAACCACTCCCTCCGGCAGCGTGGGCGACGCAGGAACCCCACAACTTACAGCAGCAGCTCAACAAGATTATTACGATCTCCTCCGAATGATGGCGGAGAACGAACGGCAGACGAGATACTTGCAAGATTACGTTAATACTGAATGCAGAGGAAATAATGGAAAATCAACACCGTAAAATCACGGGCTATCGTGAATTGAGCCAAGATGAATTTGATTGCATGAACAAGATTAAGGCGTTGGGTGAAGAACTAGGTCGCCTTTATGAGCATCTTGTTGTTTTAAAAGGAACAAATCATCAACAAATTGATATGCTCTGGCTGAATGAAGGGCGTACTGATCTGCAAAAAGGGATCATGTGCTGGGTTCGTGCAGTGGCTAAACCAACAACATTCTGATTGCCACCACAGAGCCAATGATACTGGGGTTGCAGGAATATGTTAGAGCGGAGTGTCAATGAGCAACACAGAGGCTAATCATCATAATATTCGACTGGCGCCTCAGCAGGAAGGACGTTGACAGGTTTCCATTTATGTCCGGGTTTTGTGGTGTTGGGCATGTTTCTATTATCCCCCATAATCACAAAGTTAAATATTTCATTGCCGTCAAGATCCACTTCTTGGAAAAGGCCGCCAGATCTGCCCGTAAAATCGTTCGGATTTAATAACATAAATTATCCTTTTAGTTTGAGATAAGACTACTTCATTGAAAAACATTATATTATCCCTAGTATGGCAGGTAACCTATGAATAAACCCCGAATACTGCGGGAACGGCTCACGGAAAAAATTAACTACCTGCGTGACAACCCCGAATATCTGCATGTGTTTGTTGAAGACGGTGTCGTGCTGGCCACGATGGCACCGTCACTGTCTTACGAATACGAGTACACGCTGAACCTGATTATTGAAGCCTATCCGGGCGATCAGGATATCCTGATGGCGGTGGTCGGGCACTGGCTACGTGAGCACCAGCCGGATATCTTCGCCAATCCCGATAACCGCCGTAGCGGCTTTACCTTTGATGTCAATATTCTTAATGACACCACCGCCGATATCAGTATTGATCTCAAGCTGACTGAACGGGTACAAATCACCCAGCAAGGTGACGCCAGCACCGTGACCGCCCTCCCTGAACCCGAAAACCCGTTTGACCGGTGGTGACATGGAAAACGACGAACTGCAACCTCTGGACACGGCACTGGCCGCCCTGCTGACCCAACTTTCGCCCGCCAGTCGCAAGCAACTGGCCCGTGATATCGCCCGGGACTTACGCCAGAGTCAGATGCAGCGCATCCGCTCACAACGTAATCCCGACGGCAGCCGATTCACTCAGCGTAAGGCGAAGATCCTCACCGTACAGCGCGGGATGAAGTTTGTCTGGCGCGGGGAAACCCGTACCCTGAAAAACTGGCAGACCCGCAAAGGCAAAAACGGCCAGGTGATTACGGGCTATGATACCGAACGTAAAGCGGTTCGCAGCTTCTACAAAAACGATATCCAACGCAGGCTGGAAGTCAAAACCGACCGTATCAACACCCGCAAGGCCAGTAAAAAGACCCGTATGTTTAAGAAGCTGGCGACGGCCCGCTACCTGCGACTGTCCGCCAATGACCGGGAAGCCGTGATCTTCTTCGCGCCGAAAGTGGCCGCCGTGGCCCGGGTACACCAGTTCGGCTTAAAGGAGCGGATGCGGGGCAAAAACATGACAGTCAAATACCCTGAGCGCCGGTTGCTGGGACTGACCCCGCAGGATATCCAGCATATCGAAGAACAAATTCTTTCCCACCTTACCCGCTGATGTGTGCCAGCGCGGACACAAACCCTATTACGTGCAGACAGAAATCTTTGGTGACATGTTGTGGGCATGAACACACAATTAACCGAACTGCTGCGCCGGCTGCGCAACCTGATCCGGATTGGCATCATCACCCAGGTGGATACCCCGCGGGGACGGTGCCGGGTCAGGACAGGTAACCTTGAAACCGACTGGCTGCACTGGCTGACCGCCAGAGCGGGACACACCCGTACCTGGTGGGCGCCGAGTGTGGATGAGCAGGTGTTATTGCTGTCCATCGGCGGTGACCTGACCACCGCGTTTGTCCTGCCGGCCATTTTTTCTGATGAATTTCCTGCACCGTCGGCGTCTCCTGAAGCGGCGCACATTCGCTTTCCTGATGGCGCGGTGATGGAATATGAACCGCAATCCGGCGCATTGACCGTCACAGGCATTCAAACCGCCACCGTGACGGCCTCAGTCTCTGTCCATATTACCGCCCCGGAAATCACCTGTGTTGCCAGTACCCGGATCACGCTGGAGACACCGGAAGTCATCTGTACGCAGCTCATGAGCACGGGCAACCTGATCGTGCGCAACGGCGGCAAAATGACGGGCAATATTGAACACACCGGCGGCACATTCAGTTCCAACGGCGTGGTTGTGGATACCCATCAACACACGGGCGTCCGGTCAGGGGGTGACACATCAGGCGGCCCCGTCTGATGAGGTATCTCGGCATGAACCGACAAACAGGCGAGCGGCTGACCGATATCGCTCATATCCGCCAGTCGGTCAGCGACATCTTGCTGACCCCGGTCGGGAGCCGCCTTGCCCGCCGCCAATACGGTTCGCTGTTGTCTGAACTGATTGACGCGCCTCAAAATGCCGCCCTGCGCCTGCAACTGATGGCCGCCTGTTATACCGCCATCCGGCAATGGGAACCCCGTATTATTCTGACCGCCATCACCGTCAATCAGGGTACGGCCGGACAGACCACCGTTGATATTCACGGCTATTACCAGCCGTCCCGCGATCCGATCACGTTTTCCGTCCCTGTGAGGTGAGACTATGCCACCCCTCGACTTAAGCCTGTTACCCCCGCCAGATGTCGTCGAACTGCTGGATTTTGAAACCCTGTTTGCAGAACGAAAAGAAAAACTAATTTCCCTGACCCCGCCAGAGCAACGCGAGGCCATCACCCGCACACTGGCGCTGGAATCGGAACCGATCACCAAGCTGTTACAGGAAAATGCGTATCGTGAGCTATTGTTACGCCAGCGCATCAATGAAGCGGCGCGGGCGGCGATGGTCGCCTATGCCAAAGGCAGCGACTTAGACCAGCTTGGTGCCAATAATAATGTGCGACGTTTGGTCTTGCAGACGGCCAACAATAACGCCGTGCCGCCTGTCCCTGCCGTGATGGAATCGGACGCGGATTTTCGTGTCCGTATTCCGCAGGCATTTGAAGGTTTAAGCGTGGCGGGCCCCGTAGCGTCTTATGAATACTACGCACGCAGTGCAGACGGCCGGGTGGCCGATGCCTCGGTCATCAGCCCCGCACCGGCGTATGTCACGGTCAGCATCTTATCCCGTGACGGGAACGGGGCGGCCAGTGATGCACTGATCGCCGTCGTTAATACTGCCCTGAATGATGAGGACGTGCGCCCCGTGGCCGATCGCCTGACCGTGCAGTCCGCCAGTATTGTTAATTATGAAATTGATGCCGTGCTGTACCTCTACCCCACACCGGAGTATGAGCCGATATTGCAGGATGTGCAGGCACGGCTGGCCCGCTACACGGCAGAGCAGCACCGGATTGGCCGCGATATCGTGCGCAGTGCCATCTTTGCCGCCCTGCATGCCCCCGGCGTCCAGCGTGTTGACCTGAAAACACCGGCTAAAGACATGGTGCTGGATAAAACCCAGGCCAGTTTTTGCACCCGTTCGGAGGTCATCATTGGGGGTTCCGATGAATAACCGCCTGCTGCCGGTCGGCTCTTCCCCGTTGGAAATGGCCGCCGCTGAAGCGCTCGCCAGTCTGGCCGATATTCCCGTCCCCCTTCGTGAGCTGTGGCATCCGGATCGCTGTCCTGTGAAATTGTTACCCTATCTGGCGTGGGCGTGGTCGGTTGACCGCTGGGATATGGACTGGCCGGAGCGTGTCAAACGGGAGTCGATTAACGCCGCGATGTTCGTCCATAAGCACAAGGGGACTATCGGCGCCATCCGCCGGGTAGTCGAGCCGTTCGGTTACTTAATCCGCGTGATTGAATGGTGGCAAAACCAAGATCCGCCCGGCACCTTCCGGCTGGATATCGGCGTGATGGACACCGGCATCACGGAAGCGACCTATTTTGAGCTGGAACGGCTGATTTTTGATGCCAAACCCGCTTCGCGCCATCTGATCGGCATGTCTATCCAGTTGGAAACCGGCGCCGCCGCCTATTGCGCCGCGGCCAGCTATGACGGCGATATCTTAACCGTTTATCCCTATGTTCCTGAATTAATCACTGTCACCGGCACGGATGTGATCGGTGTGGGTGTGCATATTATTGATGATGTGAGGATTGAATCATGAGTACCCGATTTTTTGCACTGTTAACCCGTCTGGGTGCGGACAAACTGGCGAACGCTGCCGCACTGGGGACAAAAATAGAAATTACCCATATGGCCGTGGGGGATGGCGGCGGCAGTCTGCCTACACCCCATACGACACAAGCCCAACTCATTAACGAGCGTCGCCGCGCGGCGATTAATGTCCTGAGTATTGACCCCAAAAACACAAACCAGATTATTGCCGAGCAGGTGATACCGGAAAGTGAGGGCGGTTGGTGGATACGGGAAATCGGCCTGTTTGATAAGGACGGTATTCTGATTGCGGTCGGCAACTGCGCTGAAACTTACAAACCGCAGTTACAGGAAGGCTCCGGCCGTACGCAGACCCTTCGCATGGTGCTGATTGTCAGCAGTACGGATGCCGTGACGCTGAAAATTGATCCGGCTGTGGTGCTGGCCACCCGAGAGTATGTGGATTCACGGGTCACAAACTCCATTAAAGACCATGAGAACAGTCGCCGCCATCCTGACGCTACACTTAAGGATAAAGGGTTTGTGATCTTAAGCAGTGCAGTAGACAGTCACAGTGAAACCCAGGCAGCAACCCCGAAAGCGGTTAAGCTGGCGTATGACCTGGCTAATGCCGCAAGGGATAATGCTAATGGCCGTGTGCCGGCGACACGCAAGGTCAACGGGAAAGCACTGTCTTCTGATATTTCGCTGGGTGCGAGGGATGTCGGGGCATATACCCCAGGGGAAGTTGATTACCGCGTCAATGAGGCTAAATCACTGGCAAATACCGCAAACCAAAATGCAGACAATGCGAATAACAATGCTAATTCTCGTCTGGAGAAAAACCAGAACGGCGAAGACATTCCGAACAAGCCGAAGTTTGTAGACAACCTCGGTTTAACGGGAACGGTAGATTTAGCGAAAAATGCGGTTCCAAAATCAGCCATCACACAACACTCAGGCAATTCACCCGATCATGTGATGAGTCAAAATACGGTGACTAATTTCCTGAAGGGGAAATTTGATAAATCGGGCGGGCAGATCAAAACGGATGATAAATTTTTATCATTGCAGAATCAGACAACCGGGGCTGCAAATTATATAGAGGCGACTGATTCAGCAGGAAATGTCAGATATCGTCTTGGTTGTATGCACAGTAGTTCAGAGTTGCAAATTGTCAATATCGCAGGGAAAACAATTTTATCTCTTCGGGATTCTGCCATTTATGTTAACGGGAATAAAGTCGCGACAGAACCGGCTATGGAGGCGCGCT